TCCTACTGGTCAGCAGCAAACGGAGAGAGTAAGGGTGGGTGGGAAAGTAGCTTCTTCCCTTGGTACGTTTTTAACGACTATCAGCTACCCTTCGACTCCGAGACGGAAAGGGAAGAGTTTAGAGCCTCTATCGGCAAAGAACCCCGGTACGGCTCAGAAGAGGAAGAGAGGCTACTGGAAGAAAGCATTACCTACGACTTAGGCGATGCAGGTATCGAAACTTTCGAGGTCTCATTAGAGCATCTGAAGTGGAGACGATTATCGATTGATGTGAACTGCCAAGGTTCACTCGATCAATTCCATCAGGACTATCCCACATCAGACAGGGAGGCATTCCTAGCCTCGGGACGGATGGTCTTTGATCGGAACGTACTGGAGAGAATACGACAACGAATCTCGACAGAACAGAAACCAGAAGTCTACACACTACCTACGAATCGATACGACCAGACAGCTAACCAGAACCCGATCTACGCACTAGAGCCGCACGATAACGGTGAACTTCATATCTTCCGACACCCGATAGAGAACCGGGAATACCGGATCGGGGCAGACGTAGCGGAAGGGATCGAAATAAATGACCGAGACACGGATTGGTCGGTTGCCGTTGTTTTAGACGCTCTAACTATGGAACAGGTGGCTCATTTAAGAGTCAAAACAGATCCGGACCAACTGGCTTGGAAACTTGTTTCCCTTGGACAGTACTACAACGAAGCCTTGATGGTGGTGGAACGCAACAACCACGGTCTAGTCACCCTCCGGGCTTTACTCGACAAACATAACTACTCAAACCTTTATAACGAAGTACGACTAGACGAGAGAGGACAAAAGCGCACGAAGCGAGTCGGTTTCCTAACCACGGTCAAGTCACGACCCCAGTTGGTGGACACGATTCGAGAGTTGTTGCGTAACGAAGATGTCCTGATCCGAGATCGTACCCTAGTTGATGAGATGATGACCTTTGTTACTCTCCCGAACGGCAAAGAGGCAGCAAACACAGGTGCCCATGATGACTGTGTGATGGCTCTAGGGTTAGCTTGCTGGGGAGCAGTGATTCGTCCCTCGATGACAAACTATGCGATTGAACGACCTCTACCGAGAAGACACGAATACCGGAATTTTTCCTATGTCTAATACAAGAGTCTTTGAAAGCTGGAGGGAGATGATCACGAGAAAGCAGGAAGAAGAAGAGCACGAAAGCTTCGAACTGCAGGATCTGCACGAACAGGTCGGTGATTATCTTTTGGAATACTTAGAGGAACTGGAGGGAGACCTTGGCTGAATACAATCCGACTGAAGAAGTACCTAACGGGGAACCGGATCAGCTAGAAGACGGTCTAGCCACCTTGATTCGTAATAAGTACGAAGATGCTCGTGACTATCGGACAGCTATTGAGACGGATCGGTGGTTACCTGCAGAAGATGCTTACAACGGGATCTATGTAGACACTTTGACAAAGCATTCCGGGGCATCACCTCCGTATATGAACCTGACCCGTCGAGAGGTGACCAGTGCTCATATAAAAATCAACGGGATGCTCTTCCAGAACAACAAGATCCCGTTCACGATTAAACCGTCTAGACAGCCGAGGTTTGTTCCTGCCGATATACACCAGATGGCAGAGCAAATGCCCCAGATGACGGACAAGGAGAGAACCCTTTATATAGACGAACTCTCGAAACATTTGCCACTCCACGAGATATTCCGAGACCGGGCCAAGAACATGGAGGACCGGATCAGGGACATCTTGGACCAGACAGACTTTACAGTGGAGATCGGTAAGGCAGTCCACGAGATGTGCCTACACGGTACAGGAGTCCTCAAGTCCCCGGTACTGATTCGTAGGAACTACCCGGTCTATTCCGGCAAGTTCAGAGGTCGGCTGGAGAACATCGAGAGTGCAGTAGAGTCAGTCCAGATCCCTTCTGCGAAGTTTGTCAGTATTTTTAACCTCTATCCGTCACCAGAGGCTACGAACTATAGCGATCTGTCCTATATCGTCGAGAAGACAAGTCTCTCCAGTGTGCAGGTACGACAGCTACTGACGGATCAGGACGGGTACAACGCAGAGGCAGTCCAAGACGTTCTGCAGAACAGAACATACTCCAAGCAAAGCGATCTGCCTAGGCCGATCAATCCTCATCAGGAGTCCTATCAAGAGTACGAGAAGGAGTACGAGTTACTCGAGTTCTGGGGCACCTTGGACAAGGAGGATCTAGAGGGATACATAGACCCTGAGATTATGGCTGAGACGGACCTACTTTCTGTCTGCATCACGGTCCTCGGGGACCGAGTAATCAAGGCTGTTCAGAATCCTTATGACGGGGTTCTGCCCTATCACTTCAGCTACTGGCACGACAACACCCACTCGATCTGGGGTGACGGCATCTACTGGTCGATTCGGGATTTACAGTCCCTGATCAACTTTACGATGGCAATGTATGTCGAAGGCAAAGAACTATCATCTGTCCCGATGGTCGGGGTAGACGCAAGCCAACTCGCACCAAACGAAGACCCTACGGACCTCTACCCCGGAAAGGTCTTCCAGTTTGCTCCGGGTGCAGACGTATCTAGTGCCTTCAGACCGATCCTGATTCCGGACGTGACCAATGGGTTGATGGAGTTGATGCAGTTCCTGCAACGAGAGGCAAACCTAGCATCAGGCCAATCCCCCATCGGTATGGGACAGACAGCAAGCTATCAGACTCGTACCGCAACAGGTATGTCCCTGCTGAATTCTAATCAGAATCGGGCCACAGCAGCAGTGGTGCAGTCGATCTCCAACATGATGAAGAACGCCCTGACCGGGATCTATCGTTGGATCTTGGTGGATACGGACGATCCGGAATTACATTGTGATGCCGAAGCCTTGTGTACGGGCTACGAACGCTACATCGCAGAAGAGGTCCATAACCAACAACTCCTGCAGTTCATGCAGGTTCTCCAGCAGTTACCCCAACTAGCGCAGGAGATGAGGATCGAGCGTTTGGCAAAGCCGATCTTGAATGCCTTCAACCTAGAGCCTGATGAGCTACTAAAGACCCCAGAAGAGAAACAACAAGACCAGCAGTCGCAGATGCAGCAAGTGCAGATGCAGCTACAAATAGAGGGTCAAAAGGAAAAGCAAAAAGGACAAGTTGAAGAGGCACTCAAGCGATTGGATGCTGCCCTAGAGGAGAGGAACTCCATCGGCAAGCAACGACGAGAACTGGAGATCCAGAGGATTCTAAAGATGATGGAGATGGGTCAACCTGTA